AAGCAAGATGAATTCAGATATTATCGTTGTAGATGAGATCGAAAAGTCAATGAGTGAAGAGCAAATTAATCCACCAATGGAAGATGCAATTCCTGTCATAATGGAGGACACACAAAAGGCTATTGAAATCGAAGTTACAGAAGAAGACGAAGAAGACTCAGAAGATGAAATGGCAGAAAAAGCCTATTCAGGAGCCGAAGAAGAAAAAGGCGACATGAGTGATGAGGCAAAGAAAGCCATTTCACCATCAGCAGTAAGTGAAGAAGATGTTAATGCTACAACCAAAATGATTGACACCATTAACGATCATCTCACGTCTGCACTCTCTACTCTTGCTGAAACAGTAAAGGCTCTTGATGCTAAGATTGAAGGCATTAACAAGGCAATTGCTGGAGTCAGCAATGAGGTAAGTGAAGTGAAAGATAGTTTTGGAAAGCGCGTGGACGCTGTGGAAAAGGACACTGCTTTCCGTAAGTCTGCTGATCTTGGCGAGATCTTGCAGGAACAACCAATAGTGGTTAAAAAATCACTGTGGGGCGGCAGTTTCCTCAAAAATGCCGATCTATTTAAATAAAACAGGAAGAAATTCAGGAGGTGAAACACAATGACACAAGAAATTATTAAGAACCAGCCAAGTGATACAGGAGAATACGGTGATCCAAACCCAGGTCTATACCAAGGTCAAGGAGCATTCGCCGCAGGAGGTATTGGTACTGTGGAAGACCCAAGTGCTGGTGTATTGGGAAACATCCCAAACTCCAACTATGGTGACACAACAGGCCCAAACGCAGTTAATCCAGTAGGAGCACCTGGTGGTCTTTTAAACCCAGAACAAGCACGTCGATTCATCGACTATGTTTGGGATGCAACAGTTCTCGCCCAAGACGGTCGTAGAGTTACAATGCGTGCAAACACGATTGAACTTGAAAAGGTCAACGTAGGTGAGCGTGTTATCCGTTCAGCAGCACAGGCACTTGGTGAATATACCAATGCTGGAGCAACATTCACAAAGGTTGAACTTACTACAAAGAAGATTCGTCTTGACTGGGAGGTTTCAACTGAGGCACTTGAAGATAACATCGAAGGTGCAGCACTTGAAGACCATCTAGTTCGTTTGATGACAAACTCATTCGGTAACGACCTTGAGGATCTTGCCATCAACGGTACTGGAGGAATGGACCCATTCCTTGGTATCATGAACGGTTTCGTAAATCAGGTAACCGCTGGAGATTCACACGAAGCAGTCGTTGATACAACAGGAGGATGGACACCTGAGGTAATGCAGGAGATCATTTATGCTCTCCCACGCAAGTACCGTGCTATCAAGTCAGGACTCAAGTTCTACGCAGGTACAGATGTCTTTGCAAACATTGTAAAGAACAACGGTACACTTGCAGATGCTATCTCTGAAGCACTTATGCCAAGAGTTAGCGGAACACCAGGACGTCGTGAAGACTACCTTTCAGGTGGTGGACAGACATTTGGTGGCGCTCGTACCACTCGTGTTCTTGGCATGAATGTTCAGGAAGTTCCTTACTACCCTGCTGGTTATGTCGATTTGACATTCCCACAGAACCGTGTATGGGGTTTCCAGAGAGACATCACTGTCAACCGTGAGTACAAGCCAAAGAAGGACACAATTGAATATACAATTTTCGTCCGTTTTGGCCTAACATGGGAAGAACTAGACGCAATTGCATACGCAGAAGCAACACCAGTTGTTTCCTAGTATCAAATATGCTATGCTTTGGGGAGGGACTGCGGTCCCTCCCCTTAAGCATATAATGATATAATTAACATAAAGGAGAGGTACAGCATGATGAATGAATCAGTAGACTTGGTAGAAGAAAAGTCAGATGTTGAAGAAAATGAAACTGCTGTAGAAGCAGTAGCAAAAGAAAACCCAGTAATTCAAAACGTAAAGGTGGGAGAAGTTGTCAACTATGACAACCAAAAGGTTATTACTGGACCAGCAAAGAAGAAGACATCAAGGTCTTCAAACATACAGAAAGATACTGAAAATGTTCTTGGATCGAAGGCTGCTGACAGAGCACTTGCAAAAATCATCGTAGAAGAAAAAGAAGAACCAAAGAAAGTTTCAGAAAAGATTGCACTTTGGTCAAACAAGAATATTCGTTGGTCAGATGTTGGAGACTTAAAAAAGGGTTATAATATTGTAACAGAGGGGGCATCCGAAAAGTGGCTTTCTAGGGATGGTATCCGCAAGGCTACTCCTGAAGAAGTAGCAACTTATTTCGGTAAGTAGTTTATGGAAATTCCAAGAACGCAACCGTTTCCACTGACTTTTACTCAGTCTGGATTTGAAGCAGATACAGAATATGTGTTGTGCATTCTTGATGATCACGCGGCAGATCTTGTAGAGATTAGAAGTCCTAGCGATTCAGATGGAACTATCTCCATAGATCTACCTAATTATTTTTCTAGGTACGATGATGAATACCGTGGAGAAATTTATTACAATCTTTCAATGACACCAGAAACTACAATTTTACGAGGAGATTTAGTATGGGTAGACACAATTACAGTCATGCGTCCATATGTAAATCCATTAACTATTGCTGAAACTCCAGAAGACATAGCAAATGCAATAATTTATGAAGAAATTGCAAGGGCAATCATTAATTCAATAACTGGTGGATTCATGTATAAAAGAGAGGTGGTTGAAACCGTAGGACTAGGCAACGACTACTTATCAGTTCCATTTAGACTTAATAAAATAGTTCGGGTATATGAAAACGATGTAATTGTTTATGATACAGAGCCTGCTGATGCAGAAACTTGGACAAACGTGAAGGAGTATTATATTACTCCAGACAAGGCATCTATCAGCGTGGTTGTGCCCGGTACAACTGGATTTAATAGAACACAGTCAAAACCTGTAAACATGAGAAGAGGTGCATCAGATTCCTTTACTCTATACAACACTAACGACTCGCCAAACTTTGCGTATGATGTGTACGATACTAAAACGTTTTCAGATTACGGGGGTAACTCTGTAATGTTCCCATCTGGATGGGATTATGTAGTATTGGTTGAAACGGGTTGGCCTATCATTCCACAAGATATAAAGCAGGCTACTAGCCTCCTCATCAGTGACATTAAGTGCAATAATCTTCCTTATGTAAATCAATACATTTCAGAATACAAGAGCGATCAATTTAATATTAAGTTTAATGATCTTGCATTTAAAGATACTGGAAACAGAATTGCCGACAAAATTCTTTCTGCCTACGTTAGGCCAATCTATCGCCTTGGTGTTTTGTGATGGCGTTATTTCCATGCTACAACCTATTCTTTCCAATGCATTGCGATGTCTACTATTCAGTAGAGACTCAAGATGATTATGGAAAGATGGTAAAAGAATGGTTTTTTGATAGATCAGAACATTGCTCAATATATTCAATTAGCGATAGATCTAATGATGAAAACTTTACTTTTAATGCCGCCAGCAAAGACATATTCTTTAAATTAGAAACCATGCTGTATGGAAGAACTCAAACAGATTTAAGAAAATCTTCAAGTGGAGAATACTATCCAATGTCTAATATTTTAATAAAAAATATTCGTGGCTTAGAGGGAGATGACTCATTCTTTATTGAGACTGTAGGCGGGTATTCTGGAAAATCAACAATATATGAGATAAAGGCAAATCAACCATACGTTGGACCATTTAATAAAGTAGACTACTTTAAGATACAATTAGAACGTTCAGATATTCAAGGTGAGTTGATAACATGATAGACATTAAGGTTGATGCAATGCAACTAAACAAAACTTTAAAGAATGTTGTAGATTACTCTGATGGTTTTCTTAAAGGCATAGACATGAAAGCAGTAGAGTTCAATAATGAAGTTGCTAACTTTACACATTCCGCACTAAATAAATATATTGATTCTCAAGCAAGAATGAATCCACTTAGGCTTCACCATGTGTATGAGTGGGGGAAAGCAGGCAATCAAGCATCAAGACTTTTTGAGTTTGATACAAGGGTGTTAGGAAAAACTATATCATTTACTGGAAAGTTTCTTCCATCAAAATCTGTAAGCGATACGTCAAGTGAACCTTTTGTCAACAAGGCAAATATTATGGAAAACGACATTCAAATAGTAATAGAGCCAAAAAATAGCGACGTGTTAGTATTTGAAAACAATGGAGAAACGGTGTTTACCACAAATGAAATTTACATAGATCATCCTGGTGGAGATGAAGTTGCGGGAAGTTTTGGAGAAACAGTGAGTAATTTTTTTGATAATTACTTTACCAATGGATTGTTAAAGCCATTAATAAATAAACTATCAACAGCAAGTGAATTTGCTGCATCGTTTTCCTCTGGTGCAAGAAGCGGTAGCAACGTGGGCATTCGTGCAGGAAAAGAATATTTAAATCTTAAGGGGATAGTTGAATGAGCCTAGCAGATCTAACATTGCCAGTACTTGCAGTAAATGGATATCTGTGGGATACCATGAAAGACATTGATCCAAGTTTTGCAAGTAGGTATGGATCTACCGTTCCCTTCTTCCCACTCAGCGATTCAGCAACGGGAGCGAGTTGGGAAAACAAACCTTACATTATCTATGACAGAATGATGAGAACTACGGGAAGTTCCTTTTATCCAACAAAGAAAGATCATATACTTTATGCGGTAAAGGCAACAGACATTGAATCATTGCAGTGGGGACTTGCAATTGAATACATTCTTGATAGAATGGACGACGCTGCTCAAGATATCAATGAATGGAATAGACGAAAAAATAATAAATACAAGGTATATTTTCATAATTTGAGAGTGTTCCAGTCGGAGTCATCTACAAATAGAAACTTCAGTACAAGGCCATATTATATTACCGAATTCATCGTTCAGTCTGAATATCACTTTACTGAGTCATTAGAATCATTTCTGACATAAAAAAGCAGGTATAATAGTACTGAGGAAACAACCGCAACAAAAAAAAATAAAAGGAAAATAGAGGTGAAGTAAAATGGCTTATAGTCGTGGTGATTCAAAGCAGATTATCGTTGGTGCAGCAGCACTATTCGTATCAAAGACTGCTGAATTTGATCCAACAAATACCAGTCCAGTTCTTCCAGATTTCGTGGCAGGCACAGCATACCGTGAAACTCTTACAACTGCTTCAGGAGTAGTTCGTAACGTTGGTTACACATCAAATGGTTTGGAAATTCAGTTCCAACCAGACTTTGGTGAGGTTCAAGTAGATCAACTTCTTGACGTTGCAAAGTTGTACAAGCAAGGAATGCAGGTTAGCCTTAACACAGCATTTGCAGAAGCAACTCTTGAGAACCTTCTCGTAGCAATTGCTGCTGGTTCTGAAGATCTTGCAAAGGATGTCAAGATGGACAACCCACTTGAAACAGGAACAATTAACTTTGCAGATGTCATGGAAATCAAGTCAGGAGAAATTGGCGAATGCCCTGTAGAGCGTGGAATTATTGCAGTTGGACCTGGTACAGGAGATTGTGCAGCAGGAAGTTCAATTGAAAGAATCTATGTTGCTTACCGTGCGCTCTCAATTGAGAACGTTACAGTATCTGCAAAGCGTGATGCACCTTCAATGTTTGAAGTTTCATTCCGTTTGCTGCCAGCAAACAACGGTTCATACGGAAAGATCGTTGACCGTCTCGTCCCATCTTCATGACAGGATCATAACTTAATAGGCATTAGCCCCGCTTCGGCGGGGCTTTTGTCATGCGTGATATAATTTACACATCAACCTTAGAAAGGGTAAAAATAGATGGCTACTACAGTTTTTGAAAAGACAGACCTCGTGCTCATGGACGGCACAAAGATATCTATGCGTCCACTAAAGATTTCACTCCTTCGTAAGTTTATGAAGAAGTTCGATACCGTTGTTGAAGTTGCCTCAAGCAACGTTGACTCAATGGATGTGCTTATTGATTGTGCATTGATTGCAATGGAACAATACGCTCCAGAGTTTGCAACAGATCGTGAAAAGTTTGAAGATGTTGCTGACATCAAGATGGTCTATAAGATCATTGAGGTTGCTTCTGGTATCAAGTTGGACGCAGAGGGAAACGATCAGGCGATGGCGGCGGCACTACTTGGTCAGAACTAGACCTCGCTGTCCTTGAATCAGAAATATTTCTTTTGGGCAATTGGAAAGATTATGAAGAGTTAGAAGATAATCTTTCTATGCCAGAGTTAACTGCAACGCTAACAGCAATAAGAGAAAGAGACAACAATCATAATAAGTTTCTTGCAGCAATTCAAGGGATTGATCTTGATGCAGACTCTACTGAAACCAAGGGACAAAAGGAATGGGAAGATCTTAAGGCAAGAGTATTTAGCGGGGGAACTGCAAAAGACTCAAACGATATAACATCTCTTCAAGGAATAAATGCTTCTCAGGCTGGATTTGGCATTGGCGCTGGTCTTTCTTATGACAATGTAGGCGATGGGTCAGGTAGTTGGGCATGATGAGAAATGGTATAATTTATTAAGGTGAAAACATAATGGCAGATGTAAATGCAATCATTAATATAGACATAAATTCGTCTTCTGCGTTAGTAAATCTTAAAAGACTTGAATCGCAGATAGACCAGTTTAATAGGTCTGTATCAACAAGCAATGCAACGGCTGCCGCATCACAACAAAGTCTAAATAGAGCACTTCTTGATGGCATAAACAATACTGGATTATTTACTTCAAAAATTGTTCCAGTCGAATCATCAATGACAAGATTTTCAAGATCTTTAGACGAGGGTCGCCTATCTCTTGGAGAATACTCAAGACATGCTGCATCTCAAATGCCGGGGCTAAGCAGGCTATTCAAGAGAGAATTTGATTCTATTGAGCAAGTTGCTACATCTAGAGTTAAATCAATGCAAACTCAATACATTGCCCTTGGAAAAACGGTAGATGGAGTTACAAAAGCAATTGCTTCAACTCCAACAGGACTAGGAAGAGGACTGGCTACAGATTTAGCAATGACTCAACAACGTCAACAAATATTTAATAAATTGCTTGATGATGGTTCGACAAAACTTTTGAACTGGGGAAAGAACACTCAGTGGGCTGGTCGTCAGTTGATGGTTGGATTTAGCCTTCCTCTTGCTGCATTTGGCGCTGCGGCTGCTAAGACATTCATGGAAATTGATAAAGCAACTATTTCACTTAAAAGAGTGTATGGAGATTTAAGTACAACTAAGGGAGAGTTGGATGCAAACGTTGAATCAGTAAAGGTTCTTGGGCAAGAGTACACCAAATACGGCATAACACTAGCAGAAACAATTAGTTTGAGTGCTCGTGCTGCTGCTACTGGAGCAACCAATGAAAGTTTAATGGCTGCAACAGAGCAGACTTTGAGGTTTGCAACACTTGGTCAAATGGATTACAATGAAGCACTTGATACAACAATTTCTCTTCAAACTGCCTTTGCAATTTCCAATGAAGATCTTGGAACAACTGTAGATTACCTTAACGCTGTGGAAAACCAAACAATTCTTACAATGGAAGACATGTCTGTTGCTATTCCAAGAGTTGCCACGGTAGTCAAGGGACTTGGAGGTAATGTACAAGATTTAGCAATCATGATGACAGCAATGCGTGAAGGTGGAGTAAGCGCAGAGAATGCTGCAAACGGTTTGAAGTCAGGTCTTGCGTCTTTGATTAATCCAACAAAAAGGGCATCTGAAAGTTTGGCTTCTATGGGTGTCAACCTTAACGCCATTATTACTCAAAATAAGGGCGACCTTATGGGAATCATTACTGAATTTGGTACAGCAATTAATAAACTAGATGAGTTTAGTCGTCAACAGGTTCTTGAACAAGTTTTCGGTAAATACCAGTATGCAAGAATGAGCGCACTGTTCACTAACATTACAAAAGATGCGGGACAAGCAGCAAGAGCAATGGACATTGCTGGAATGTCAGCAGCAGATCTTGCTAAGATTTCTGAGAAAGAACTTGGACAAATATCTGAATCTACTTCTGTAAAGTTTCAAGCATCAATGGAAAAACTTAAGATGTCCATTGCCCCTATTGGAGAAGCATTCTTAAAGGGAATCACCCCAATAATTGATATGGTTTCAAAAGTTGCCGATGCATTCAACAATCTTCCAGATGGAGTAAAGAATGCAATGGCAGTTATTACGGGGGTGGTTGCAGGATTAGGTCCAGTACTTCTTATGACCATTGGTTTGTTAGGTAACGGTATAGCAAACATAACAAAGTTTATCCAATTTATTAGAAAAAGTTTGGCTGGTATCAAGGGTGACGCATCAGCATTTACTTATTTAGCACAAGGAGAACTTGAAGCAGTAACAGCAAGCAAGGCACTTGAAGGAAGTTCTGTTAGCCTTACAGATAAGTTACTTCTTCAAAGAGGAGCGGTTTCTGGCCTTACCGCAGAATATGAAAGATTTGCTCGTGCCGCAGGAATTGCTAGAGCCGAAATGGGATCAATGGGTGGTGCTCCTGCGCCTATCGGTGGAGGCAGAGCACCAGTACCAACCCCAAGAATACGCAGAAACACAGGTGGAACAATTCCAGGTGTTGGAAGTACAGACACAGTTCCAGCAATGTTAACACCGGGAGAATTTGTAATCAACAAAAAATCAACTGCTAGAAATCTTCCATTGCTTCATGCAATCAATGATGGACAGGCGGTTGGGGGCTTTAATAAAGGTGGACAGATTCCAGGAGTACAGTATTTTGGAGGTAGGATACAGCCTGGAGGACAAGTTGAAAGAATTAGAGAAAAACTAAAAGGTGCCGCTGAATATCTTCCTCCACTACCTAAGGCTAAAGGTCCAAGTACCTTTTTGCATTTGATAAAAGAACAAGGACAAGGCGGCGAGGCTCCAGATATCATTCGTGCGCTTGCAACGGCTTTAGGTGTTACTCCAAGAAGAATGTCAAAAGTAGGAATTGACATTATTTCTGGAAAAGACATAAACAGTAGGTTGAATGTTGCTGAATTAGGAGGTACACCGAGTGGAGGACATGTAACAAAGAAACAATTTCTTGAGGCTATTACGGCTACTCAGGCTAGCAACAAAGATCCATTTAGAAAAATAAAGAAACTAGATCCTAACATTGGTCAAGCAATTGAAGATGATTTAATAGCGTGGTTAAAAAATAATCCTACGGAAGAATTAAACGACTCCATGATCAGTGATGTGGTTACGGGAACAATAAACAATTCAAAGATAACAGAAGAAGCGAGGACACGATTCTTATCTACAGGAGGGTACAGGCTTTCTAGGGGGATTGGTTTTAGTAAAATTAATGAGGCTCTAGGTCGTGGAACAATAAAAAGGGCTTGGAAAGAAGGAAAAAGACATGTTGCAGTTGAACTTGAAGATGGAACAATAGTTTCTTATGAAACAAGAAATATTAGCACTTCTGAAGGAGTAAATCAAACTGGTGGAAAAAATTATAGAGAGTTTGATAATGAAGCCTCATATGGAGAATGGGCAAGGGCTCAAGGCAGAGAGATTGAGCCATTAGAATTCAGGGAACCCTTAAGACGTAATCGTGGTGGACAAATTCCAAGGTTTAATCGTGGTGGAAGATTCCTTGGAATGCCACAAAAGTTTAACACTAAACTAGAAAAAGAATTACAGGAATCAACACGACTAGCACAAAGTGGTCCAGGTAGTCAATTACCACTATCAGAATTTGCAACACTAGAACAAGGTATTGGTGGATATAGTGCTGCGTTCCCTGGATTAAATGGAATATATGTAGATGCAGCGGGAAGAAAAGTAGTATACAAGTCTCATCCTAATTTTGAATCAGCAGAAGCAGAAATGCTTAGCGGAAGATTGATGAGTTCTTTATTTGGACTAGAGTCTCCAAGCCAAGTAGTAGTAAAGAGAAAGCATCCTATTACTGGAGATACTGTATTTGGCGTTGAATCAGAATTTGATAAGACGTTTGCAATAAGCGAAACAGTAGAGGCGGGGAGTGGAAGACAATTTACCCCTTCAGAAGCCGCTCGTCAATTTATTGCAAGTGGAATAAGAAGAGATAGAGATCTACAACCCGCAAATATTCGCGGCAATATTGTAGTGGATCAAGGTGTTGCGGTTACTGGAGTAAATGATAAGGGTGAACCACGAGCCATGGCTCAGGGTAGAGTCACAACAACTGATCCAAGATCAGTTACCGAACAATTACAAGTCAATGCCATAATGGGGAAGGGTGGAGCCAAGAAGTTTCTTGCAGAAAATCTTGCAGATATTGCAAGATCAGTAGGCCCAGAAGAATTTGAAAGATTAATGGTTTCCGCTGTTTCAGAAGCAAGGGCTAAATTAAGTACATCTATTGATAACCTTCCAACATCAGAATCAACAAAAAACATGTACAGATCCATTCTTACAAAAGACTTTGATGAGTTACAAGCAACATCATGGAGATCATACTATGATCACTTAGAATCTTTTACAGTACCAGTTCCAAAACAACCAACTGAGGCTGCATTAAAGAAATTAGAATTAGCAAGACAAGAGTCTAAAAGGTCAAAAGCATCAATAGACATGGCTGAACACAATATCGTTTCAAGCAGGCTGGGTCTTCCTACTGCGTGGGCAAGAGGGGTATTCAGGAACACTGGGGGGCCAATCTTTGAATCACAGACTAAGATAGTTCCTGGAGTTGGAAGTACTGATACTGTTCCTGCAATGTTGACTCCTGGAGAGTTTGTAATCAATAAGCAAGCGACCAGAGAAAATCTTCCACTACTTCATGCTATCAATAATGGTGAAGTTCTTAATAGAAACAAGGGTGGACAAATTCCCGGTATGCAATATTTTGCAACACCAAACCCTCAAAGAATGGTTCAAAGCCAAAATGAATTAAATTATTCAACAACAACATCAATGCGTGCAGGACTTCCGTTACCAATTGCTGGAAGAAAGCAATTAGTGTTGGTGGATCTTGATGGAACAATAATAGGAAATCCAGGTGGAACCCTATCTAAGTTAAACCCAGAAGACTTTACTCCAATTGAAAAAAACATAGGAAGAATCAGGGAACTTAGAAATCAAGGAATTGATATAGAGTTTGTTACTGCAAGACCTCCTGAAATGGAAGAACTTACAAGAGAAACATTAAAGCGTTTAGGCTTAGATGATATCCCTGTTACGTTTAATGACATGGAGCAGCAGGGCAAGAGAGATCCAAGTAAGATGGTGAGAATGTCTGCACCACAGTATAAACTTGAGGTTGCTAAGAGAAGGATGAGAGATGGGTATGATGTATCTCTATTAGATGATGATGAAAAAAATAGAATGATGATGCAACAAAGTGGCATCTATTCGTTCTTTAATAAAGGTGGACAAATTCCCGGTATGCAATATTTTGCAACACCTAGACCACAAAGAGTAGTACAAAAGCCAGAAATACGATCAGTAAAGGATGAACCATTCATACTGGACCCAGCATTATTTGGTCCAATGGGTAGTAGGTATCAAGGTTTTGAAGAAAGAACACTATCTAGTGGATTGAGAATATTAAGAAACCTTAAGGGCGATGGATCAACTGTTATGCTACAGATGGGTAAATATCATCCATTCCATGTAGGACATGAAAAATTATTAAATCAAGGTATTATAGCCGCACGCGAAGCCGGATCAGATTTTGTTCTTGGTGCAAGCGGATCATATGGAAGTCAATCAAACAACCCATTAAGCCCTAGATTAAAGAAAAAACTTATTGAAGAGGCAACTGGAATAAGTCCAAATATGGTAGGAGTTACTTCATCTGGTAAAAAGTTGGACGACCTTCTTGCTGATTTGCTTAGCGAGGAGGGCGGGTATTCAAAATTTATGCCAGCCATTGGTTCGGATAAAATTATTAAACGTCCTGACTCAGATAAAACTAGCGATCCATATAGTGGTGCAGCAAGTCGGGCCGGATTTGAAATAGTTGAAGGATTTACATTGCCAAGAGATGCATCAACTGAAGTGTCTAACTCTTCTGGAACACTTCTTAGGGAATTGGCAATGTCTGGAAATCTTGAAGAATTTGCTAAATTGATGCCTGCCTCAGTATCAAGAAAAACAATAGAAGAAGCATATTATGCAATAAGAAACTATAAAACCTTCCTAAAAAGAAGTGAACCAATTCCAGAAGAATTCAATGTACGAGGATATGCTTTAGGTGGACCAGTTACTCCAATGCTAGCGGCGGCAGCATCAAATCTATCTCGTTTAGGATTTAACAGACTTGGTGCTGAAGAAAGATTGATCTTACAGTCTCAACAACAAGCATCACCATTAGGTATGCAATTGTTTAGAGGCGTAAACGCAGCGGCAGACTTAGTTCCAGAAGAAATTAGGCAGTTGGCATTGTCTGGAAATGTTACTGATTTTTCTCAATTAATTGGAAGAGAAATTGCTACTCCTAGAGGATCTTGGAGTTCAGCACTTAATCCAGCAGCAACAATGCTTGGAGAAAATTCAACTGCAAGAAGGCTTAAAGAATTATCTTCAATGATATTCCCAAGATCACAAAGGTCAAGTAAAAGAACTGCAAGAGAAATACTTGATCGTGAAAGAGCACTTGGAGACAATAGTCCACAAATAAAGGCGGCAAAGAAAAAATTAGACTTAGCAATAAAAGAAGGAGAGTCTTCATCCTATATATCATCACTAGAGGCTGAATATGAAAAAGCAAAACAAGCCCAAAGACTAAGGGTTCAATCATTAGAACAAGCAGTACCAGAATATGAAAACCTTATGCGTTCTGGTGCATCAAGTTCAATGATATTTGACCTAACAAATGTTGGTCCAAGTTCTGGAATAGGACAAGGACAATCCTTAATAAATGGAATCACTGTAGATAAAGATGGAGTTTATAGGGTAAGTCTTCATTCATCTGGCTTTGATACCGTCCCCATTTCAGATATCAGTTCATTTGGAGTACAAGAAAGAGGTATTGGTGGGGGTAATCAATTCAATGAACAAGAACACTTTATGTTTAACAAAGGTGGACAAATTCCTGACGTTCAACACTTTGCTTTTGGTGGAATGGCTCAATCATTAAAAAATAAAATAGGAGATTTAAGAACTTATCTCAATTTAAGACATGGAGCAGCCCCAGGAGTTGAAAGAATCCCATTAGATCCATTGAGCCAATCTGCAAGGGATCAGCAAAGAAATGAAGATATCTATGGTCCAGGGATCTATCATTCAGATAGATATGATACTCCTCAAACGTATGCAGGAATTCCTCGCCCAGACGGTTCTTATGTATACAAGGGATCTAGTGAACTTGGAAGAATGTATTCTGTAAGTGATGTTCCTGGAACTATTTATAGAACTTCTAGAAACCCTAGGGCATTGCTTGATTTTGCCAAAGGAAAAGGATTTATTCATATAGACGATATACCAGATATTTTTGGATCTCTTGAACAACAGAATCTAGAACTTAGAAAAATGGGGTATTCAGGAATAATAGTTCCAGATGTTGGAGCAAGAGGAGAAAGTTTTATAGTCGATCTCATATCAGGAACTCAATCATATAATGCATTAGCAAAAACTAATCCCGATAAACCTTTTAGAAAAAGTGAAATGGAAAGAATGAGGGCTGCAAGAGAAAAAGTTACTCAGAATAGAAACACTGGTGGACCAATATTTGAGTCACAAAGTAAAATAGTTCCAGGTGTTGGAAGCACTGATACTGTACCCGCAATGCTCACACCGGGGGAATTTGTAATAAACAAAGAAGCAACCCAATCAAATCTTTCTTTATTACATGCAATTAATGATGGTAATACTCCTCAATCAATGCAAGGGTTTAACAAGGGTGGGCAGATTCCGGGTATGCAGTATTTTGCAAATGGTGGGCTGCCACAGTCAGAACAAAGAAGATACAGCAGTCCAATTTCATTGATTGATAACATAAACAGTCTTCCAGAAGGTTCACTCAAAGAAGAGATGAAACGTATGGCTGCAAGAGAAGCATACGCAGCAGAACAATCACATCAAACATCTAGAGGAAATTTTCCAAACCAAGTTGACTTTGCTCATAATGAGTCTGGTGGAGGAAAGAGTCGTAATGTAGAAGATTGGAAACTTGGAAGGTCAACTGATCCAGGAGGAAAAGGTCTTCCACAAGCACATCCTTCAAATCAAATGACTCAAGTATATAGAAGTTCTGAAAAAAACAGAGCCGTACTTGAAAAAACTCTAAAGCGTCAACAAGTAGATTCAAAAATTACTCAACGTATCTTGAAAGCAGCAGCAGAAGGGGCTGCCCAAGATGCAGCAGATCAGCGAATATTAGATGAAGCAAATAAAGAAATTTTAAAAGGCATTAACGATAAAACAATAAAAAGCACTGAAATCTCAAACAAATTTGCAAAAACTCTTGAAGCAGACATAAAAGCACAAGTGGCTAGAGATGAATGGACTAGAAGTTATAACGCGGCTGGAGATGCAGAAAAGAAAAGAATGGTTCAACAAGGTTTGGATCAAGTAAGAGAACAGGGTAATAGACAAGTTTCAGAACAAAGACAACAGGCAAAGTCAGATTCTCAAAAACTTCCCAGGACTAAAATTCCAAAAGAAACAGTAGATAGAATAAAAACCGAATCAGAAAAAGAAGCAAGAAAAATTGTTAGAGAAGAAGTATCTAAAACATTTAAAGCACAAGGTGGAACTTATGAAACAACAAGGCTTGCAGGACCGCTTGCCACACGTTATGGAATAGAACCAGTTGAAGTTAATGTTGCAAAAGATAATGCCAAATATATAAAAAATAGACAAGAGGCTGAAGCAAAAAGATTAAGAACTGTAGCATTTGAAGAAGAAAACAATAAATTAGAAAAAATAAGAAAACAACAACAATCTAAAGGAGGTGCAGCAAAAGCAAAAGACATAGCAATAGAAAGAGATAGGTTGATAAAAAATGATGGACTTGATTACAAATCTGCAACTGCGGCAGCAAAAGAAAATCTTAAAAATCCTATTATTATTCCTGTAGAAGAACCAGCACCCGAAAGAACACCTAGAAAAGCAGGATTCTTCAGGAGTGGAATAGATGCTGAAGGAAATAAACTTCCTTCTAGAATGCAAAAAATGACACCAGGAGTTCATCAAGCAAGCATGGGTCTTGGTGGTGGATTGATGATGGCATCAATGGCTCCAATGATGATGCAAGACGAACAAGGTAAGTTCATGGGAATGGACCCAAACATGGCAATGATGGGTGCTATGGGTGCAGGCACTGTAGTGTCAATGCTTCCAATGCTTGGTCCAGCAGCACCTGCTGTTGCGGGGGTACTAGCAGCAATTGCAGCAGTAACTATTGGTCTTAAAGTATGGAGAGGTAATGTTGACGGTGCTGCAAAGAAAACAGCAGAACTTGGTGCAAATATGGGTGGTACAGCAAATTCATTAAACAACATGTCAAAAATGTTGGGTGTTTCTACCCCCGCGCAAAGAAGAGCAGCAATAAAACTTGGAGTTGGAAAAGAAGAATCAGCACAAATAAATGAAAAAATTGCTCCAATACTTCAGAGTGAACAAGGTCAGAAGTTTATGAAAGAGTTAAAAGATTCAACCTCTGCTGATAGATTTTCAAAATTATCAGATTACTTAAGAAATGGAATTGCCGCTGGAATACTAGACTCACAAACAGCATCCTTATTTGCAAAAGCCGTTGGATCAGAATTAAATGATGCTGTTCTTGGTATGACTGTTATTCAGTCTTTACGAGGACAAACTAAAGGGTCAAAGGGGTTGTTGGAAATTGCACAACGTAGAGAATCAGCAACAAATGTGTTAATTTCTGGAACTGGTAGAATAGATCAGCAAAGTCTTTCAAGAGAACAGTTAACTGGTATTACTGGTGGTGGCGGTGTAAAAACTGGCGCAAGAATCCCATCAATGACTCCACAATTAGAAGGTAAAAACACAGTTCAAACAGATTCAGACTATAAAAAACTTATAGGCGCTTCCATTCAAGTTATTCAAGATTTTTCAAATGTAACGGCTTTAGCGTCAGAAGAATATCAAAACGGAACAATTAAATTTAAAGAGTATATTGATATAGTTAATACTTCTAGAGAGGCACAAGTAAAATATACTCAATCCTTAACTGACGCAATGGAAAAGGGATCTGATTTTGGTTCAAGTATGCAGGCTTGGAGCGATCAACTTACTCTTGCTGGAATTGGTACTGAAGAACAGGATATTTTAAGAAGAGCAGCAACTAATACTGATACAGAGTTTGGTTCTTCAATTATAGAGTCAACGTTAAAAAACCCTATTGCCATGCCTGGAACAAGTTTTATAGGGGATCGCTGGGCAGCATTGCAAGAGCAATCACTGACGGGTCAACTTGATTGGGGAACTGGTATTAATGCACTTATGTCAGGTGATGTACAAAGGGTTGATGAGCAAAAACTTTCAGAAATAACTGCGGCTATTTTAGACAATCAAGTTTCTGTAGCAGATGCATCAGCAATATTAGCAGAAATAGCAGCAAATCCAGAAGGTCTTGTAGCGCAAGCATATGACACTAATAAGAGCACTGGTCAAAGTGCTTCAGCCGCAGCATTCGCTATGAATCTTGAAAAAAATGGTGGAGTAGTTCCAGGATTAAATCAAGCACAAACACTTGAATATACAAAAACTGCTGCAAGATATGTAAAAGAAAGTGGAGGACAATATAAAGATATTGAATCTTATATGGCATCAATTCCAGACATATCTGTTGGATTTCCAAGTCAAATAAATCTTCAACAACGTGGATTTCGCGCAGGAGTTTCAGAAATAACACAAACACCAAGAGTTTTTAAATCTCAAAGAGAAATTGCATTAGGTCAATTAAAAGGATTAAGTGGTGAACAACTTGCAGCAACTGTTACATCTTTACCTAGACTTCAAGCAAGTTTAGGTCAAGTTGCTGGATCAAAATTTCAAACATCTGATATATATCAGAAAGCATTAGGAGCCATGGGCGACACTTATACTACTGGTGGTGGAATAACTAAAGGTGATGAAGGAAAAACACTACAGAGTGTATTAAAAGCAAATGAAGGTGCTAACCAAGTTTTTGGAGAAAAAACTAATTTAATGACAATTAAAGCACAAACAGATATTAATGGAAAGCCAGTTGATCCACAAGACTATGTTAGAGTTTTAGGAGAATGGACGAATCAGGCAAAAGTCATACAGGAAAATATTCCACCAGAAGTAATAAAAGCATTACATATTGATATGACAAGTCCAGAAGATTTAGAAAAGTATGCCAAACTTGCCGAAACAGTGGGTAGAAATTGGAAATTCTTAGATGGATTAAATCCAAATATAAACAAGATGTCCGTATTTGAAGCAACAATGGTGGATAAGGACGGGAACATAATAACAGATCCAATGAAAATTGTTAAAAATGTTACAGCAGTAAATGAAGCCTTTAAGAAATTAGGAAATAAAAATAGTAAGGTAAGAAAAGAAGCAATAGTTTCATTGGCAACATCGTATGCTGGAAAAGATGGAAGTCCAGAAGAAATTAAAAAAGGTTTAGCAGAATTAAGAAAACAGTATGCAGATTTTGATAAATTAGATCCAATTGTTCAAAATCAAATGCTTGAATTAAAATTTAACTTTAATGTTGATGGTGAAGATCAAATGCTAAAGTTAGCACAATTAAGAGAAAAATTAAAAGATCCAAATATAAGTTTAAGAAGTGCAAAACTTATTCATGATCAAATAAAAATAATAGAAAAAGAACAAGCCGCATCTATAGAACAAGCATATCAAGGTGGAAAAGATATGGGTGATGCAGGTGGTGGTGGTGGATCGAATCCATTATTAGACTTTAAAAAATCTTTAATGGAACAAATAAGACTTTATGCAGACTTAAGTATGACACTTAAGAAACTATTCTCTTCAAAGATGTCTTTCCTTAAATTACTCGGAAGTAATAAGGGTGTTGATGATCAACTTCGTGCCGCTGGATTAGGGGAGGCTGCTACTCAAGCAGTGATGTCAATGGGTGCTGACGCAGCAAAGAAATGGATCAAGGCAAATATTTCTGGCGGCAAACTCAAGGAATCAGGAAAGAAGCAAGAAGAAGCCCTTCTTGCTGGAGCAATGTCTCAAAGACAAAGCGAGGCAGTCGGAGCAATTAAAACTGCAAATATTCAACAGCAAGCATCAACATTACTAGCAAGTGGTAAGTATGGCAAGGCAGGGATTGAAACAACGTCTGCAATACTAGGAGATCCACTACAATCAGAAGGATTTGTAAAAGCAGCAAAAGAATATGACATTGTTCAAAAAAAGGTAAAGCAAGCAGAGAAAAAGGGCAAGAGTCTTCCTAGTGAACTAGAAAAAGAATGGAAGAATGCTCAAAAGACAATGCTTGGTTATGTAAATAAACAAGACAAAGCATTTTCAAAAACCAACATACAAGAGCAATTAAGGGCAGCACAAGAAGCAGCCGCTCAGCAAGGTATTATGATGAGCGTAAAGAAATCATTAAGTGCTTCTGGGACTTCAAGAGAAGTAATGGATGCAATTAGCAGTGACTACGGAAAGTCAAAAGCGTTATATGAACTTGATGAGGCAATTGCAAAGGGTAAGGATGCAAAAGGCAAGGGAGCCAAGGCACTGCGAGAAGCGGGTAGACAGGCTGCAAAAGATAAAGCAAAACTATTAGCAGATACTCAAGCATCATTACCAGACACGACACTTGAAAAGAATATTGCTGATCTTCAAATGGCTCAACAGGAAATAAACAGGCCACTTCAAAAGCAGATAGACCTTTATCAAGAACAGATCAACCTTATAAACAAAGAAATAGAAGCACTTCAAAGACTTAATGATTCTGATCAAAATAGAATTAGAACTCTTACTAGAGAAAAAGAAATGCTTGAGCGTCAAGTTGAAGTTATTAATCGAAAGAATGAAAAGGATCAACTAAGCATAAACAGTCTTCAACGTGAAGATGAAATGAGAACTCGTGTTGCAGACGCACTAAATCATGAACTATCTATTATGTCTGAAAAAGAAACAAAGATTCGTGAGGCATACGATAAGAGAATTAAGGCTCTTGATGAGGTTGCAAAGATTAATGATTATATTATTAATCAACAGAAGAGTCAACTTGGATTAGCAGATGCATTGAGCCGTGGAGATATTTCAGCAGCAGTATCTGTTCAACAAGACATGCAAGCAGGAAATGCTCAATTTGCTACAGAACAAATGCGTACTGGCCTTCAAACTGGGGTAGATAATCAGATTGAAGGGCTAACAACTTCTGGTGGACTGACAAGGGTACAAGCAGAAGATCAAATTCGTGCAATAGGTCAACAAACTTATCAAACATCCTTACTTGTTAGAGACTTACAAGATGCAATCTATGCGAGAAATCTTGAAATTGCAGCAATAAAGATTCAACAAAGGGATGTTGATGATAGTATTCTTAAGATTCAAGATGATATCTACGCCAGAGAGTCATTAATTATTGGAATTCAAAGAGATAGAATTCAGCCACTTCAAGATCAAATAACAAAGATTCAAGATGCAAAAGATCTTCAAGACAAAAACATTCAGAATCAAATTGATGGTTATCAATTACAGATTGATCAAAGAGATATGGCTCAGGAACAGGCTGATAAGGTAAAGGGTCTTGCTATACAGTGGGGTAGTGTAGGTGATGCAATTGCAGCAGCAAATAAATTAGCAAATAATGCTAAATTAGAGGCATCAAGTTGGAAGCCGACTGATCTTCTACCTGATGCAACTGATGAAGAAAAAAGACTACAAAAAGAAAAAATGGATAAATGGAAAACAAAAAATGATGAAATTGAAGCAGAAAGATTATCTACTATTGCAGCATTAAAGGCTAATGGGGTGGTTGCAAAGTTTGCTACTGGTGGAATAGTGGGTATGGGTGGAAGAGATTCAGTACCATCTATGTTAACTCCTGGAGAATTTGTAATGCGTAAAGCATCTGTTCAAAAGTATGGTACAGCAATGTTTGAAAGAATGAATATGGGTGCATTCGATATGCCAAGGTACAACGTTCAAGGACCACAGGAACAAAGCAAGGCATCAAACACGAGTAACACAAGCATTAACGCTCCAGTGTATAATACTTATAGTGTCAACGTCAACGTTCCAAATACCAATGCTGATCCAGATGTTATTGCCAATAAGGTTATGATGAGAATGACACAAATAGATAACTCAAACATAAGGAGTCTCCGTGGCAACAAGTAATTATTTGGAAGGTAGAACAAGATGGTCTAGACCACAAGGACTTCTATTCTCTGATAATGCAGGAACTCTTAGCAATGGCATCTTTGTTCCGCAGGGATCTGAAGCAGACGGTGACTTCATTATTCCCTCCGATCATAATCGTGGAGCAATAAATTTAACTCAGCAAAGAATAGAAAACAGACTTAGAACTATTAATGGAACGATGCGTTCGTACCATGTAGCAGATAAAATAAACTTGTCCGTTTCTTGGCAAAATCTACCATCTAGAGCACACTCACAAGAAGAATCTTATAATGCTAGTGGCATATACGATGGGACTGGAATTGAATATACCGCCGATGCAGGCGCGGGTGGAGTTGAAATGCTTGAATGGTATCAGAATCACTCTGGACCATTCTATGTATATCTATCCTATGACAAATACATCAACTTTGAAGAAAACAGATATGATCACTTAAATCAATACAGTCAGGTTATCCACATGTTCTTCTCTTCTTTTGATTACACAATATCAAAGCGTGGTGCAACTAACCATGACTTGTGGGACATAAGTTTGTCCTTGGAAGAGGTTTAAGATGTTTCAATCAGATGCGCTGAAAGATCATCTACAGACTTCCTATACCATTGAAAACAAGTCACTAGTTTTTGCTGAGTGGAATCTTAATCAACCAGAAAATATAGCGAGGATTGGCAACTATCGCTACAGACCTAGCGGTGGCGTCGTTGATGCTCAATTCGCTACAGTACCGTTAACATACGATATCAACGATGCTGGTGGGTATTACACAGGAGCAACAGATGCAGACATTGTTGTTGATGGTGGGTATGATGACAATGGAGATCCTATAAGTTTTACTACCGCTAAAGATAAGATGCAGATGCTTTACTCACTTGAAGATTGTTTTAATCCGTTCAGACCAAGATCTGGAATAAACAAGATGATTTATTTGGGACTATCTGGAGCGGGGTATACAGAATCACAATACATTGCAAACTTTGGATCAGATTCTGCAACAAGACCAAGATACTATTTGTCATCAAAGTACGATCAATTTAAATATTGGACATCATATAGAACTCAAGACGGTGTGGAGTATGGCGTATCTAAAACAATGTTTAATGGAAGATCATATATTGACGATGCAGTTCCCTTTGTTGTATACAAAGAAAACATAACAGCAAATAGAATTGTTATCAAAATGCAGACAAACGTAGGAGAAACAAATCTTGGAGATATTCGTGTAGGAGAGACTACAATTCCAGATCCTCTCTACGGTGTTGCCAATCAAACAACTCCCGTTAGGTGGCGGGTAGAGGTGCTCAAGGGTACTTCTTGGATAGAGGTAGCATCCTTTGATGAGAACTCTCTTCGTCCTGACGGAACAGCAATAATACAGTCTGATGGATATGTGGAACTTGCATACGGATTACAATTGCCAAACGAATATAAGGATACATTTGTTTACGCTGGTGAAATATCTTCTTTAGATAGCCTTCCAACTAGCGCCCCAAACGGTTACGCTTACTTATTAAAAGATAACTCTGATGACAAAGGTATCTTTTATATCTACAATGGGGTGGACAATGAGTGGGTGGGGCTAGATCCACAATATACTTGGGACATAGCAGACAATTTTGTTAGTAAGAATAGCAAATTTGTAACTGATTTAACTAATCCAGATTATTTTTGGGATCAAGGTAAAAAAGTATATAGAGACATTGAAGTGTTTAAGGGTATAAGAATTGTAGTTGCGACAATGAATAAGCCAAATTGTACTTTTGACCTTATTGAATTATCCCCTCGTCTATCTGCTGATCTTACTGATCGTGTTCAAGACTTTAGCATTACGAGGACTCTTTCTGATTTGGGTAATGGAAAGATTCCTGTAGGATCTTTGCTTGCTGGTACTGGTCAAATAAACGTTAACGATAATGATTTTGCTTTCGTACAAAATAATTCATTTAATGAAATAACTTCTCAAGGAAGCATTGTATCAAAATACTTATTGACACATGTAAAGTTTATGTTTTATGATGTGATAAGAAACGTTGACTCATATGATTACTATGTTCCTATAAAGACAATGTATTCTGAAGGTCTTCCTCAATCTCAAGGTAACTTTGATCAGATCTCTATAAACCTAAGAGATGCATATTTAATTCTTGAAGCAAGTCCTGCTCCATCCTTAATGCTTACAGACATTTCTTTAAGTGCTGCAATAATGATTCTACTGGATTACATAGGTTTTAGCAACTACGTCTTTAAAAGAATTCAAGGGGTGCCAGACCCAGTTATTCCTTATTTCTTTGTTGCACCAAATCAAAACGTTGCAGAAGTTCTTACTCAATTAGCAGTTGCAACTCAGAGTGCAATGTTCTTTGATGAGTATAATAATTTTGTTTTGATGACAAAAGAATATTTGTTACCAGATATCGGAGGAAGAGATTTAGATATAACGTTATTTGGTAACAAAGTAGATTCAATGTTACCAAACATTATTCAAGTATCTTCATCAAATAAAAGTGTTAACAATAATGGTCAAATAAACTATACTCAAAGATATATTCAAAGAACATATGGGTCAACTCGTCAATCCATGTATAGTGATGAGTTTAAGACTTGGGTATATACTCCAACATTAATGTGGGAAGTTACAGGAGATCAAACTACTAAAGCAATAAATGAAACCGCTACTGAACAATCTTCCTATTCATTATCAGCAATGCCGTTAAATTCTAATCTCACAGCAGACGTTCCAACAGTGATAAACAACACAATGACCAACAATATACTTGACGTGGGCGAATCTATCTACTATATTGCTAGGTACAATGGATTCTTTTACGCTAATGGAGAGATAATAAAGTATGATGCAGTAGAGTATTCAATAACTGGACAAGCAACACCATTGTGGATAAACAATGTTCAAGAATATCAAAACTACTTCCTAAATATTCCATTTAACGGAAAGATGTATCCAACAGGAAAGATAAGAATATATTCAGAACCAGAGTATATTGTTGTTGGAGGAGTGACGGTAATGAGTCCTGGCCCTGCTAAGATTCACGGTAGAGGTCAATTTGGAACAACCATAACAAATCACGATGCTGGAATCAATACTTATTGGACAGATTCTAATAATGTGTATGGATGTCAGCAGCAAGGTAATTATATTTATAGTGCTGATCAAGTTGTTAATTATCCATTAGGATTAGAAAAGAATACTGCTGCTGGTATAAGTAATGCAAAAGCAAGAGAAAGTTCTAGAAACGGTATTATAAAAAATACAACCTCTCAAGTCTATTGGACAGAAAGACAAGTAAATGAATTTACAACAGCACAGTCTGGAACTGTTCAATCTTCTGCACTAGTTTTTACTGGTCCAAACTTTGATACAGGAGTTTCGCCAAGAGATTATGTTTCTTATATACACAAGCCACTAGACAATGCCTATAAGCATTTTGGAACAAGAATGAGAATTATAGGTAAGATTGAAGCGGGTGCAAATAGAGTACAAACACCAATTGGAAGTGCTGAGTACATTTCAATCTCCCCCACAGATTCAAGCCAACAGATGAGCATCTCAGGAGGCTCAGGTGGAATAGGTGTTATGGTCAATAACACAACAAACAATGGTTATTATTTTGAAATAGCAGCACTAACAAATAACAACATAAGCAGTTATTATGATTCCAATAGAAAACAAATAGTTGTTTATCCTGTTGCAGTAGGAGGAGTAACACTTTCTGGATCTGGAAATAGGATAGTGACAATTACTACATCTGTAAATCATCAATTTAAAGTTGGTGAAAAAGTTGTTATGTCTGGTTTTGTTAGATCTCCAGTCAGTTCAGAAATAAATGGTGAGTTCACAATAACGGCAGTAACAGCAAGAACGTTTACCTATGACTCAGGAGTATCAATTCCAGGAGTTCCAACAAGTGGTGGGCAAGCAGAAATCTATATTGACTCTGGCGTAAATATAAACAACCTAATATTTTATAAGGTAGTTGAAGGACCAGATCCAGTAACAGGAGTAAGAGGAGCAGCCTACCCAGTCAAACTATGGTCTGGACTTGGAAACATCCTTGTTGACTCAGGAAGGTTCACAGGTCAATATAGAACCGTTGGAGAGAATGCACCAACAGTGTATGATCTTGCAATAGAATATAAAGACAGTGGAACAATCAGAACCTTTTACTTATATGTAAATGATAAACAAGTTGCAACAGTAGTAGATAGTGATCCTTTAATAAAAAATAATAACATGTGTGTTTTTGTTCGTGGGTCAACAAAGTGTATGTTTGAAAACGTATACGCCTTATCAGAAAACTATGCTCAGAATACTATTGCCACAGCAGTAGATAACATATCGCAAGTGTTTGGAGATACAGAGATAAACTCTTCTGAGGCGTTAAGGAAATATGCGGTAAATGGTTTTGTTCAGGCATCGTATTTAAGTGGTATCAGTAGTTATCAGCCACCAAACTTTAATATGTATTTTGAGGAATTTGGCACAATACTAAGAGAAGCCGCTCATTTTAATATTGAGTATGACAGAGCCTATCCTGCATTGTATGCAAAACTTGCTCCAACAATGAATAGAATTAAAACATATTCATCTTCTGGATTCTATGCTGGAGCATATGCAGCAGACTTCTTAATCTTTAATTGTTTAGATAAAAATATTAACCTTGACCCAACATCGGGAAACTTCCTAAGAATTCAAGGAATAACATTTACTCAAAACACAACTAAAACTTTAACAGTAGATGATTATTTTAATAGAGTGTCAAATCTTGCTGACCCACAATTTGATTCTGGAAACTTAGTTTATAGTCCATTACATGCAAAAGAACTATACAACAAAGTGAAGGTTAGTAGAACTCGCCACGGCAATCAAGAGTTTTCTATTGATAGCATGTATATACAAACAGATGCAGCAGCGAATGATACCTTGGGTTGGATTATTAATAGAACGATGGAGCCTAAAAAGAATATTGGGATGACCACCTTCGGAACCCAAATGATTCAATTAGGAGATTTAGTAAACATATCCTATACAAATCCTGAAGGCATCAATGTTATTGCAGATATAGATACAAAGTTTGTCGTCTATAATATTGAATATGGAAGAACTTCAAGCGGGACAAATATGACATTATACTTGGCAGAGGTGTAAGGTGGCTGAATTTGGAAATAACATTGACCTTTCTCTATTTGATCCAAGTCAAATTAATTGGGATGCATTAGGAGCAACAAATCCAATACCGCCACCACCCGCAGCCCCAGCACCCGGAGGAGGCGGCGGCGGCGGTGGAGGCGGTGGAGGATCTTCAGCACCAGCATCTACACCGCCTGCGCCCGTAATTCCACCACCAGTAGCAACCACTTACGCAGTAAAACAACCAGCCCCAAGCCTAGTTACATATAATGCAGAAACTTTGCCACAAGAACTTATTGTTGACTTGTTGTTTGAGGATGTTGGGGGTACAGAGTTAATTAATGTTTCTAGGCATGATACTATCAATGGTCAGAACGTAGTCTATTCATTAGTAAGCAACCTATCTATATTAAATAGATCATTCAATCCAAATAACATTCTTGCTGGACAGATGTCATACTCTCAATTTTCTGAATACTCACTAGACATTGCATCAAAATTAGTTGGGATTTCATTAGACGCAGGCGGTAACTTAGTTATTGAATTTTCATCAATAGGAAACGATGAGTATGCAGAAATAGAATTATCTAGCGATGGTACAATATATAGGATTGGAGTGGTCATACCTTGATTACAAATAACGGAAAAGAAATTATTGCTAAGTTTTTGCTTGGTCAAGCACCTGCATATGCAACCCACATTGCATTAGGTTGTGGAGCAAAGCCAAACTCTGTGGGAGACTTTTCTGCTAAAGAGGTTATGGATTTTGAAATGATTAGGGTTCCAATTTCTTCAAGAGGATTTGTTGACGAGGGCGGCATAACAAAATTAGCGTTGTCAGCAGAAATGCCAACAGAGTCTCGTTATGAGATATCTGAAGTTGCCCTATGGTCAGCAGCATCAAACAGCGCAGTCACAAACTCTGATAGCCGCATACTTTTTAGTTTTGATTCAAGCGAAGGATGGAGACTTCATAAGACGGAATCTCCTGGTTTTACTGGGCCAATTCCAGAATTCACCGCATCTCTTGATGGTGGAGATGACACAAACGATATCAATCTTCCTGTTGTTGCTGGCGATGCTATTTTTGCAACCACGGCAGACAACGAAACGCTTCTTAGTTCAATTAGAAAAGATAGGCAAGAAGGATCAAGATTTCTCAATCACACAATCTTCTTAAGAGGAGATACTTCAGATATAAATTCATCATTTGTTATTTCTGACGGTAGCGTGGGTAATTCATCACACATCCATTTAGACGGAAGAAACATCAACCTATCTAAAAATAGTCCAGACGATGAAATAAAGATTGCACTATCAATAGTTCCTCAACAAGAAAGTAACATTGTTATTCCAGATTCAACGAGGGTAGTCATTGAATTTCTTCAATCAGAAATAAATCCAACAGTTGGATATGCTCGTCTCACTCACGAAGTATTAAATACAGACTTAGAAGCAGATAACAGGTATGCCGTAATTACTAAAAAACTTAAAGATCTTGAAACATCTCCAGAATTTTCATGGACAGACGTAAGAATGATTAGAATATACACGTCAATACATAAAGATACAGGTGACGTTAATCCAAGCGATGAGTACTACGTTGTATTAGATGCAATGAGATTTGAAAACCTTAATTCTCCAAACCCGCTGTATGTAATGTCTGGGTACTCAGTTGTTGACACCACGCTACAAAGACCAATTGTAAAAATAGCAAACACTAGTAACTATATAGAGTTTAGGCTTTCCGTGGGAGTTGGGTAATGCCAAAGATAATAATAAGAAAAGAAGAACTTCCTCCCATTAGTACAGATGATACTGGATACAACGTTCGTGTGAGATTGATATCTCAAGATAGAAACAGATCATCCTTTTGGACTCCATTGGTTACAATCATCTCCCCTCAAGTAACTGAAATTCCATACATTACTCACATAGTCAATACTGGTTCTGGAAAAACAATAAATGTTGTTTGGGATGATAATCAAAATAATAAAGAATACGATATTTATGTAAAGTGGTATATGACTAACGGAGATACGTCAGCAATTTGGGAGTACAAAGGATCGACACTATCAAATACCTACACTTTAATAGATCCATCAGCCCATTCATATCAAGTAAGCGTACAGAGGCTGACCTATCCAAAACAATATTCTTCAAGGTATTCTCTGTTTACCTCACCAATACATAACGTTTGATATACTTAGTCTATGGCAATAGTTAGAGTCCCAGAAAGAGGGACACCCCTAGATGTAACATACCTATATGATTTAGCAAACGCTATCAATAACGTATCTAATTCGGTATCTTCAGCAACATATAATTACACTACAGTAAAAACTAGAGAAGCATCAGATCAAAGTATAAAAACTAGTGAGTCTAGGATTATTGCAGCGTATGTAGATGTAGTAAATAATGAAAACATGTTGGCAGGAACAACAAGATCGTTCAGTTATGACTACCCATCAGACTTTAAGTATGCACCAATAGCCACTGCAAGTCCCGTAAATACTGGAAGGACGGCAGTCGGAAACGATGTTACCATTGTTTTAAATTCAATAACAACTTCCAGAGTAGAGGGAGAAATTAAATTTTCTTCTACTGGAACGATGAGTGTAAGCATAAACTTGATCATTATTGGAATACCAACGTGATATACTTCTTGCATTATGCTTACTTGTAAAAAATGTAGTGGAAGAATGTTTATTGACAGAGCATTCTCTGAACACAATCATATGGAAACTTTCTGTATAAGGTGTGGTACAAGAGTGTTCTATCATAACTTTGATCAATCAAATGGAGAAATCTCATGGCTATGGAACATGGAGAAGATGAGAATGAAAGATCATATATCCAAGTAATACATAGAAAGAATAAAAAGGCTTGGTTTCTTGATGGAGATCTGGTAAGAATAATTCATGTCAGTCGTGCTCAAGGAATTGTTATACTTTGGAACTGTACAAAGTCTTTACAGATGACTGCCACTCTGGTAGAATTTAAAAGAAAGAGAAAGAGAGCCTTTACAATAGCAGAAACAGCAAGACTTCTTAACTATCACAGAAAAAGCATACCCAGACTAGTTAAAGCAGGAATGCTTCCCCCTCCTATAGGACAACTGCCAGATGGCAGAACAGCATTTCATCATCTTAGTTATTATAGTGAAGATCATATCTGGGAAGCAAGAAATCTTATGGCTCAGACCCATATGGGCAGGGCAAGAAAAGATGGAATGATAACAAATAATAAAACCCCAACAGAACAAGAACTCAAGTATGCAATGGGTGAGGGTCTTATTTATTATGTAAAAAATGATGAAGGTAGATTTATTCCTGTATTTAGTGAGACTGTCTAGGTCTTGACTATTCACTCTTAATCCAATATGATAGGTCCATCAACTAGGAAAGGTTTTATATGGAAGAAACTAGAATTGCTTGGTCCCTCGGTTATACTTTTAATACGGGGAACTTTCAAAACCTTCGTCTTGACTGTCAAGTGACAGATTACAAGCACGATGATGAAACAGCCAAGGAAGCATCTGATCGTATTTATCAGTTTGTAGAAAATCAACTAATGGAAAAACTCAACGAGGCAAAGGAAGAACTAGCATGATCAATGATCATAGTGGACGATATGAAGCAAGAAACGAAAATCCAATCGTGCTTTGTTCCTATGGAGAGAGTCCAGCAGATGCCTTTAAGCAAATGGCTAAGTTACTAAAGAAGAGCGATCTTGTTAGCGACTTTGCAAGTGTTAATGCCGTAAACACTTCGTTTGAAGAAGGAATTCATTACGTTACCGTCTATATTTAAGGAGAGTCATGGCTGATCGCAAGGATAGGTTTGCACTTATCACTAGGTTCGAAAGGTCATGCAAGATGAAAGGCATGTCTGCGCCCACTATCAATAAGTACAATGAGCAGTGGGCAGCAGACGCCCTCTTGGAATCTTTTGATATAGATGAGTTGTACAGGGCAATGGAATATTATTTCAGTATTCAGGAACGTCCCACATGGAAAGCATTTGCCAAGAACGCAGGCCGTCTGCTAGAATCCATGAAGGCAAGCAAAGAAGACAGAGAATTTCGGGCAGAGATGCGACAGAAGGCAAAGGAATGGGTGAATGGCTAATCTAGAGGCAAAGACAATATCAGCAGTCTTGAATGACAAGCAGGTTCACATTCTGCTACAGGCTAACATTGATACGATTCTTAGGACACACAACGATGTGTGGGGATTCGTAAGAAACTACTATGAGCAGAATCAGACTGTTCCTCCTGCAAACATTGTGAAGCAGCAGTTTGCTGATTTTGAGTACACCTCTGATACTGGTAGCACCAAGCATCATCTTGATGAATTGCGTACCGACTTTCTTAATGACAATATTAAGATAATGCTTCGCTCTGCTGCAAATGAGGTTCAAGATGGAAAGGCAACGGATGCCCTCAACACTCTTGTTACCGAAACAGCAAAACTAAAGCGCATCACATCAACAGTGCGAGATCTTGATGTTTCAAACGTTGATGATGCTGTAGCATACTTTGAGAATATCAAGAGGCTACAGGAAAGCGGTATGCATGGAATCTACACAGGACTTGCAGGATTTGACAACTATATGCCAGCGGGAATTACCCCCGGACAATTTGGCGTCCTTCTTGCTTACCCTGCTATTGGTAAGTCTTGGATGGCCTTGTACCTTGCTGTACAGGCATGGAAGCACGGCAAGTCACCACTGATCATCAGCCTTGAAATGACGGAGGCAGAAGTTCGTAATAGATTATTTGCAATCATTGGCAACGGTATGTGGAGTCACCGTAAACTATCATCTGGAAACGTAGAGATTGATATGTTTAAGAAGTGGATGAGCAAGACCTTTGAGGGCAAGCCAAGCATTCATATTATTTCCAACGAGGGAATTGGAGAGGTTTCTCCATCAGTTCTTCGTGGAAAGATTGATCAGTATAATCCATCTATCGTGTTTGTTGACTACCTCAACCTTATGACTTCTAATACTCGTACTGAGAGTGAAGTTGTCAAGGTGATGAATCTTTCAAAGGAACTAAAGTTGCTTGCAATTAGCGAGGAAGTTCCAATCGTAGCCATCTCATCTGCAACACCAGACGACGTAACAGATATGAATAGCGTGCCAACACTTGGTCAGACTTCTTGGTCACGTCAGATTGCATATGATGCTGACTGGCTTTTGGCTTTGGGTCGTGCTGCTAACAGCGATGTGTTGGAGTGCGTATTTAGGAAGAATCGTAATGGATTTCTTGGAGAGTTTATGGTTCAAGTTGACTTCGATAGTGGTCGATTTATCTATAAGGATTTTGAGTAAATAGTGTATAATTAATTCATGCCTATTACACATAATCTTATATCACTAAACAATACAACTGCAATACCAGTCTCTGTTACGGGTAATCATGCTGGAAGAGATATCACTATTCAAAATGTATCTAGTTCCGCAATTGTCTACCTCGGCGCAGAGGGTGTCACAGCCGCTAATTACGGTTACAAGATCTATCCAGAAACTGCATGGTCTGTAGAACTAAGGGGTGGAGATGTTTTGTATGCAATATCATCTACTACATCAGACGTAGCAGTAATCCAACTTGGATTAGAGAGTATGAATATCTAATGGCTAGATTTTATAATTCAGGTGGTGGAGCAGGCGGCGATGTATCTTTTACTGGAGAGGGCTGCATAGTATTCCCAAACGATGGTGAAGTTTGCAATGTGCCGAATAGTTCAGGGGATGGTGCTGGATACTCTACAATACAGATAAATCCAGATACCACTACCAATGATAATAGATATATCATTATTGATCCTACCGCGCCAAACCATATTCATATCCGTGCTGGTGGAACACAAGACGGTTCTAGTGCAGATCTATTCCTTGGTGGAGAAAGAAACAATGTTCATGTTTCTGATGGTGGAAGAGATGTGGTCATTAATACAAGACCAGCCACAGTTATCAACACTTATACAAATCTAAACCCAACAGGTAACACCTCCTTTGTAGTAAGCAATACAGCAAATATTTATGTAGGAGATACAGCATATTATGCAGGTGGCGGTGATACAGTCACTGTTGACTCAGTTACACAAGACTTACCAAGTGCTGGGTTACAAACTATTACAGCAAACTTAAATGGAGAACCAGCAATATTTGTTGGAGGTGCAGCCCATATATTTAGTCATGAAGAATCATGGAATAACAGTTGGTTATTTAATGACTCTGGTGTTTTATCTGGCCCAGCAATGGGATCAGTTGCGGTAAATGGAATTTATAACAACTTTACTGATGACCTATACATAGGTAGTTCAGAGTCAATTCAAATAAGTGGTACTGGAGGAGAATTCCTTAACGACTCCTCTATTCCATCAAATCAGATTGCAACCATCGGTGACATTCAAAATACAGTTTCAGACGTTACCTCATACAATCCTGTTTGGTCTGGTACTGGACTTGCTTTTACTGGAACACCAGCAGTAGGGTCTTATGTAAAGGTAGGCAGTGTTGTGACGGTACAAATTGATGTTGAGTTTGACAATGTATCGAATTTCGGAACTGGTCAATATTCTTTGACATTACCGTTTGACTCTAGATACCACACAGATGTTTATGGTGGATCAGTACACGATGTTGGAGGAACAACAAATCACTACAGCCTTAAGGGTCATCTAAACCCTAACTCATCAACGATGACAGTTTGGAGCCTAAAAAGTTCTGCACAGGACGAACCCTTTGATCACAACTCTCCAATGGTTTTGACAACAGCGGATAAGTTTCATATGTCATTTACATATATCTGTGAATAACTACTGATATAATTTACAAATGAATTACATGCATAAGAGAATAAAAAGATTTGAACTTATTGGACAAATAGCCGATGACTCTTTTATTCTTCGCATGAAAGATCAGTATGTAAGATTATTATCAGAGTCAATGAAGGATGAAGGATACGTTCAGCGTATTGACATTGACCCAGATTGGTCTGTATCATATGAAGGCAACCATTACGAATTTATACTAAGCGTATACGGATCATATATTGGAAAGAGGGAAGCCGCATGTATCGACGGTTTAGACAAGAACCGACCTCTCTATACTCCCCAGAACAAGTCAAGCGAGTCGTTCAAAACTCAGGTGTAGAGGTAGTAGGAGAAGTTCCTAATGGATGGATTATGTTCTGTCCATTTCACAATAACTACCGCACTCCCGCAGGGGAAATGGATAAGCATGGTGGACACTTCTACTGCTTCTCATGTAGCACGTCAATCAGTCTTATTGACTTTGTAATCAACCTTACAAAAAAGACTTACTTTGAATCTGTTCGATTCATTAAATCTTTTGAGGTTGATAGTAGCATTGTTGATAGCCTTGACATTGCTCTTGAGACAAGGGTGGAGTTTGAGCCATTTGATGAACTCATGATTAAGAGACTAAACAATCAAGCATTGGAATCTCCTAGGGCGGTTCGTTACTTTGAGTTTAGAAGTATAACCAAAGACAGCATGATAAAGTTTTCACTAGGGTATAGTGAGAAGCAGGACATGGTTACTGTTCCGATTACAACTCCAGATGGCAACATGTTCGTTGGATTTGTTGGTAGATCTGTGGAGGGTAAGGATTTTAAGAATACTCCAAAACTTCCAAAGTCAAAGATTCTTTTCAACTTGCATAGAGCAAGATTACACGATACAGTCTATGTAGTTGAGTCTTCCTTTGATGCAATTCGCTTAGATCAATGTGGCATTGCAGCGGTAGCAACCCTAGGGTCCAGTATATCTAAAACTCAGATTGACCTATTGACGAAATACTTTAACAATGTTATACTTATTCCTGACAACGATGATGCTGGTAAAGAGATGGTACGTCGTGTCATTGATGGTATGGGGCACAGAGCAGTATCAATTGGAATACCCCAAAGATTTAAGGATATTGGAGACATGACAGATTCCGATATTGGAGAGTTAGTTAAGAAAACGCAAGACCCACTATTAGCAATGTATTAATAAACTATATAAGGAGCGTATTAAATGAGTATTTTGAGAGGTTTGAAGGCTATGGAACAACTTGATCGCTCTCCTGCAAATTCAGGAGATGGAACTAAGGTTCGTTGGGTTAAGTTGGAAGACAGTCAAAGCGTAAAGGTTCGATTTGTTAATGAACTTGATGAGGATTCACCAAACTACGATGCAGCACGAGATCTTGCAATTGTAGTATCTGAGCACACCAACCCAAAGGATTACAAGCGTAAGGCTGTCTGCACTATGGATAGTGAAGGTCGTTGCTTTGGGTGTGAGATGGCTAGGAAGCAGACTGAGGCTGATCGTAAGCAGGGTTCGTGGCGTGCTCGTTTTCGCTACTACACCAATCTGCTTGTAGACGACGGCATGGAAGAGCCATACGTTGCTGTTTGGTCACAGGGCGTAGGCAAGCAGTCTGCATTTAATACTCTCAAGGAGTATGCTATTGATACTGGAAGTATCAGCAATAGGTCTTGGCGAATGAAGCGTCAGGGTAGTGGAACTGACACTAGTTATATTATTCTTCCTGGAGATCCAGACAACGAGAAGTATGACTGGAGCAAGGTTGAGCCATTTAATCTTGAGAAGGTTGTTCGTCAGGTTCCATATGCAGAGCAGGAGTCGTTCTATTTGGGATTTGATACTCCAACATCCAGCGACACAAAAAATGTTGACTGGTAATTGACAAACAGAGAAGGGGACGGTAGAATAAAACTATCGTCCCCTTTTTCATTTCTATTAAAGGAGTTTTATGCATAACTACGTCCCCCTTCACCTACACACACATTACTCTCAAATGGACGGAGTTGCAACACCAGAAGAATATGTAGAGCGAGCACAGCAGAATGGCATGTCTGCAATCGCTATCACTGATCATGGAACGCTCTCTGGTCATCGACCAATGTATCGTGCGGCTAAGGCGGGTGGCCTTAAGCCTATCCTTGGAGTAGAAGGATACATTACGGCAGATAGATTTGATAAGCGTGACAAGAAAGAACGAACTCTTCCCCTTGACATGGTATACAACCATATAGTAATTCTTGCTAAGAATGATATTGGTCTTGAGAACCTTGGTCGTCTTAATGAGATTTCTTGGAACGAGGGGTACTACCGTAAGCCTCGTATTGACTTTGAGGTTCTGGAGAAGTATCGTGAGGGGCTTATTGTTTCCTCTGCCTGCATGTCTGGCCTTATCAATAAGGCTATTGAGGTAGACGACTATGCTGTAGCAAAGGCGCACCTAAAGTGGTTTGGAGATCGCTTTGGCGATGATTTCTATGTTGAGGTTATGCCACACAATACTGCTGGTATGAATCGGGCATTGATTGATCTTGCTGATGCCTGCGGTCATAAGATTATTGTAACTCCAGATTGCCATCATGCGACGGTAGACCAGAAGGTAATTCAAGAGATCATGCTTATTAACAACACTCATGCTAAGTTTGAGAAGGATATATCCTACGACAAGTCTCGTAAGGTAGAAGACCCTCTTAAGCGTCTCGACTATCTGTATGGACAAGATCGAATGATGAGTTTTAATAAGTTTGATATTCATCTTCTTTCTGGTGATGAGATGCATGAGTCAATGGGTGAAGACTCTCGCGCAGACATGTTTGCTAATACTTTGGACATTGCCGACAAGGTGGAAGAGTATACGATTCATCGTAACCTAAACCTTCTTCCTGTTGAGCACAAAGATCCTGATGCACAGATCAGAAAGTATGCATTTTCTTGGCTAAAGGCCAACAACTTGGATACTAATCAAGAGTATGTAGATAGGCTCAATGAAGAACTTGAGACTATCAAGCAGAAGAAGTTTGCCTCTTACTTCATTGTTGTCCAGAATATGCTTAATTGGGCAAAGAAGGAAGGTATCATGGTTGGTCCCGGTCGTGGATCGTCTGCTGGATCACTAGTCTGCTATGCATTGGGCATCACAGATATTGATCCTATTAAGCATGGACTTCTGTTCTTCCGATTCATTGACATGGATCGTGATGATATGCCAGACGTTGACTCCGATATCCAAGATTCTCGCCGTGAAGAGGTAAAGGATTATCTAGAGAAGCAGTATAAGCATGTTGCATCCATTGCAACATTCCTACAGTTTAAGGATAAGGGCGTTGTTAGAGACGTGGCTCGTTGCTTCAATGTTCCTCTTGCTGATGTAAATCGTGCGCTAAAGACAGTGGATACTTGGGAAGAGTATGTGATGTCTAAGAATACTCAGTGGTTCCGTGAAAAGTATCCTGAGGTAGAACTGTATGGAAATCAACTGCGTGGTCGCATTCGTGGCACTGGAGTCCATGCAGCAGGCGTTGTTACGTCCAAGATTCCAATCTCTAGGGTCGCCCCAATGGAAACTCGTAACGTCACAGGAAGCGATTCTAGACTCCCTGTGGTCGCGGTAGACATGGAAGAGGCAGCAGACATTGGTTTGATCAAGATCGACGCTCTGGGGCTTAAGACTCTTACGGTTATGAATGATGCTCTCAATATTATTGAGGATCGAACTGGAAGAAGAATTGTTCTAAAGGATATAAATCTTGAGGATTCTAATATTTATAACATGCTGTCTGATGGGCATACTAAGGGAGTCTTCCAATGTGAAGCAACACCATACACAAACCTACTAATTAAGATGGGCATTAGTAAGTTTAATGAACTTGTTGCATCTAACGCCCTTGTACGCCCTGGTGCTATGAATACTATTGGCAAGGATTATATTGCTCGCAAGCAGGGTAAGCAGGGTATCGTTTACGCATCCCCAATCATGAAGGAGTTTACTGAAGACACTTACGGTACAATTCTATATCAGGAACAAGTTATGCTTGCTTGCACAAAGTTGGGCGGCATGACTATGGGAGAGGCCAATAAGGTTCGTAAGATTATTGGTAAGAAGAAGGATGCGAGAGAGTTTGACGAGTTCAAGGAGTTATTTGTTCGGAATGCAACTGGGCCACTTGGCGGGGCGGCTGCTGAAAAGATGTGGCATGACTTTGAAGCACACGCAGGATACTCGTTCAATAAGTCTCATGCTGTCGCTTACTCAACAATTTCGTATTGGACGGCGTGGCTGAAGTATTACTATCCGCTTGAGTTCATGTTCTCTCTTCTTAGTAATGAGAAGGACAAGGACGGTCGTACTGAGTATCTGATTGAGGCAAAGCGCATGGGCATTCCTATGCGTCTGCCACATATTAATGACTCTGGATCTGACTTCAAGATTGAGGGTAAGGGGATCAGGTTTGGTCTTTCTTCCATTAAGTACATCTCAGACAAGATTGCATCCAAGTATCTTGAAGCACGTCCATTTAAATCATTTGAAGATGTAAAGGAATTTACATACACAAAGGGTAATGGGGTTAACTCACGAGCACTTGAGTCAATGAGGGCAGTTGGAGCATTGACATTTCCAGACAACCCTAGGAATGACGAAGAGATTCGTAGCAACATGTATGAATACCTAAATCTTCCAGAGTTTAATATGCAGGTTCCACAGCACTACCATGCTTATGTAACCTCTGCTGATGACTTTGATGAGAAGGGCGCATTCATCCTTATGGGTGTTGTTCGTGGTATTAAGCGTGGTAAGGGATGGAGCCGTGTAGATATTCTAGACGGTACAGGATCAATTGGAGTATTTGATGAAGAACAAACTACTATCGAAGCAGGTAGGACTTACATTATTCTTGTTGGATCTAACAGAATTGTGGAAGCAGTTCCTATTGACGAGATATCAACGAGCAAGTCACCGCTTATCAGGTTCTTAAACTATAAGCAACTGCCATACAGCGATGACGAATATTATGTATTATCGTTTAAGTCAAGGATTACCAAGGCAGGTAAGAGGATGGCCAGCCTAGTAGTTGCCAACTCAGGTAGAGATCTCCTATCAATGATTGTATTTCCAACTGCATTCGCGGTTGCATACACAAGGATAGAAGAAGGTAATATTTATAAGATTAACTACAGTCTCTCAAAGGATGAGGACTTAATATTTCAGGAGGTAGTTGCATGATGAAAACAGAAAAAGAAACTATGGAGGATATAATGAATTTTGATACATGGGCAAAAGAGATTCATGAAACATCGGTAGAGAAAGGATTCTGGGAACCTAATAATGAAGAAACCCATACCATCTTCTATCTTAAGCAGATTGCTATGATTCATTCAGAGTGCTCTGAGGTACTAGAAGCAATTCGTAAAGAGAAGGGTGACGATCAAGTTGTTGAAGAACTAGCAGACATCATTATCCGTACTCTTGACCTATATGAAGGATTGAAAGAAGATGGTTACACAGAAGAATCACTTCATCAAGTTATGAGACGCAAGACAACCATCAATAGACAACGAGCACAAATGCATGGGGTGCTTGCGTGACAAACATTGAAGATATCCTTGCGAGTCTTAATCCTAAGTTACGAAAAAAGATTAGTTTAGGTTCAGAAATTGAACAGACTCAATTTGCTAAGACTCCTAGTTTTGGATTAAATAGGGCACTCAATGGTGGTTTTCCCTACGGTCGTCAAGTACTAGTGTGGGGAAATAAGTCATCTGGTAAGTCATCATTTTGCCTACAGTTGATTGCACAGGCGCAGCAAGAAGGAAAGTCTTGTGCTTGGATTGATGCAGAGATGACCTACTCACCAGAGTGGGCTACAAAATTGGGGGTAGACAGTTCAAGTCTTATCCATTCAACTGCTCGTACCATGAACGACATGGTAGATGTTGGTACAGATTTGATGAAGGCAGGGGTAGACCTTATTGTTGTTGACAGCATATCTGCACTACTTCCTGCAATCTATTTTGAAAAAGATAGTACAGATCTAAAGCAACTAGAGAACACAAAGCAGATTGGTGCAGAAGCAAGAGACATGACGAATGCTGTCAAGATGCTAAACTACTCAAACAATCAAGTAAAGCCTACGCTGCTAATTCTTATATCGCAGGCTCGTAACAACATCGGTGCTATGTACGTCTCACAGCAGCCTACAGGGGGCATGGCGACCAAGTTCTACTCGTCTACCATCGTTAAACTGTTCTCATCAGAATCTGACAATCAAGCAATCAAAGGAAAGATCTATGTTGGAGATAAGATTATTGAAGAAAAGGTTGGTCGAAAAGTTCGTTGGGACGTTCAGTTCTCAAAGACAAGTCCAGCATTCCAAACAGGAGAGTATGATTTCTACTTTAGGGGAAGTGATTTGGGAGTTGACTCTGTAGCAGACCTCGTTGATACATCAGAAATGCTTGGCTTTATTGAACGAGGAGGCGCTTGGTATACGGTTGAAGGAGAGCGTTATCAAGGTAGAGAGAAGTTGATTCTTGGAGTTAAGGAAAACCTTGATATCCAACAAGCACTAATTGAGAAGGTATCCAATGAGCAACTATAGTAAGCCAAACTACAACAATCGTAATCATCTAAAACCAGTGCCAAAGTTTACCAATTACAATGGTGAGTTTGTCTGTCAAAGATGTAAGGCAGAAGTAAAAAGGGCTAGGTTCTGGAAAGATACTTTTGACTTTACTTGGATGTGTGAATGCAAGTTTGTTTCAAAAGTAAACCTTTATGGAAAAGGATACTGATGACAGAGCGTGGAGAAGCGAGCCGGATAGGTGCAAAACTGCACAAAAATTCTGGTCGCAATAACACTAAAGGAGATGCTAGTTGGCACAACTACGTTCTTGATTTTAAAGAATTTACTAAATCATTTAGCATCACTCAAAATGTTTGGGCAAAAGTAGTAACAGATACCTTAAAAGTTGACAAACAGAAGTCTCCTGCGATATGCTTAATCCTTGATGGTAAAACTAGGCTTGCCATAATTGAATGGTCTGAATTTGAAAGGTTGGTCGAAAATGACAACGACTCTTGAGCAGATTAACGATCTGTATGAAATTGCAGAGTACATGAATGATCCAGAGTTAACTTCAGCATTAGAGTTTATTGCCAAGGTTATCTTTAAGCCAGACATTCCACCACATGTTGCCACTATAGAGATAGTTAGAATGCAAGCGATTGCAGCAAAACTCCAAATGCGAGCAACATGGATGGCTAATGTAGACAAAAGCAATAGGGATAAAAAGAATATCTATTACACCGCAGCGGCAGAGGTAGATAAGGTCGTTGCCGCATTAAAGTTTCTACTAAAATAGGGTACAATTGTGTTTTACAAACAAAGGAAAATAATGGCTAAAAACTTTTTAAAGCAGGTAATGGATAAACAACCAGAAGGAGCAATAGACACTAAGGCGTTTATTCAAAAGATTGAGTCTGGTTATATTGCAGGAAAGGGGCAGCCAGAGTTTAAAACAAAAAAGACTTTTAGCCCGTCCTCTCTTGTGTATGGAAACGGTGCGTGCCCTAGATATTGGTGGTTAGCATTTACTGGAACAGAATTTGTTGACGATCACGATCCATATGCTGTAGCAAATATGAGTGCTGGAACAATGAGTCATGAGCGAATTCAGAAAGCAATTGAAGATGCTGGAATGATGGTTGAAAAAGAAAAGAGGATCATTACTCAAGATCCACCAATCTTTGGTTTTGCAGATGCTGTCGTCCAGTGGGGCGAAGAGCAGCCAGTAGTAGAAATCAAGACAATGAGGGATGAAGCCTTTGCTTACAGAAAGTATGCAAAGCCACCTTCATATCATTTAATGCAGTTAGTTATCTACATGAAGGTTCTTGGAAAGAAGTTAGGAATCCTTCTTTATGAGAATAAGAACTCTCACGAACTTCATGCCATCACAGTTGAGCCTACACCAGAACTTATTGAATGGGCAGACTATGCTTTTGACTGGATGAGAAAAGTTCGATCACAGTGGGAGAATGAGGAAA